CGATCTATATTTAATATTTTAAGTAAAGTGTTAAACTTTGTTTTATTATCTTTCATCTGTGGAGTTTTATTTCGCAATGTAGTAATATAAGATAACGTAGGAAGTGCTATCATGCGATCTATGCTCTGACCATATAACCCATTTAAACTATATGATTGCCTTGATATAGTCCTCAATATCTCATTATATATCATTGGATATTTGACATATTGTTTTAAATCACTCATGGGAATATTATCAGTATCTAATCTTCCTGTAGAAAATGAATATGAATTATATGATAATGAGTTTAATTCTATTTCATTTGAGGTAGAGAATTGAGAAGGAGTGTTGGTTTCTATTTCTATTGAAGTTATTTTTTTTGTCAAATTGGAGATACCTCCTTTCTTTGAGATTTATATTATTATGAATATGAGAATACAAAACCATAATCGTCATCTGTACTTTTAAGTAGATCTAATTCTAATAAAGAAATAAAATATCCACCGTAACTGCAACTGGTGTATCTATCCTTTCGTGCAGTACCAATAGTATCTAGTTTTACATATCCTCCAGAAAAAGAGTACTCAAGATTTATTGATTCATTTATTAACAATACGCTTTCTATGTATGGTTTCAAAAACCATACATGTAGATTAACATCTTTACTATTTATATATTCTTTATTGTGTTTTGATAAATATAATTCAGCATCACTATCATCAATAAGAAAACTACACATATTTCTTTGAAGTCTATCTCTGAAATCAACGGCTATATCATTATTTAATTTTGAATTTGCCATGATTGGATATATAACTTGTTTTGCATTAACACCTAAAGTTTTCTGTTGCAATTCTTCAATAAGTTTTTTATCTAATGATTTATGTTCAAAAACTGTAAATGCATCATATTCAATACCACGTTCTTCGTCTTTGGTTATAGTTGCGAGTCTTTCAAAAACAGTAATCCCTGCTTGTTGTAAATCTAACACAATATAATCTGCTTCAAAATCATGATGAATTTGTTTTATTCTTAATGCTTGTTTACCTGTGTGTTCCCCTTGATGTGATTCTAAATAAACATATTCACGTTCATACCCTTTAGCAGTTGGTAATGCTCTAATACATGTAATAATTGTATTGTCATTATTAGATCCTTTTCTTGTAGCAATATCTACAGAAACAATTCTAATTTCACCTTCTGTCCGTTTAATATCATTTGGATTTTTCTTTTTATCTAATATGTCATTTCGTAATGGATAAAAAGCTTTCTTTAAATTTCTGTTTTTTTTAAACATATCTAATTTAAAATAAGCATTACTATTTTCTCCCCAAGGAATATTTTCATATTCTTCTAAGAAAGTTATTTCATCCATAGTAGAACGATCTTTTGCAATTGCTTTTTTAGTTTTTATATTATGTTTGATAGCTAATAAATAATCAAATGCAATAAATCCAGAATCTTTTCCGTTCAACATCATTTTTACAGTATCTAAGGTTTCTTTATACCACCATAAACCTTTATGGTATGCAGATGAAATAAGAATTTGTCTAGGTTCTTCAACCAATATTTTTTCATCTTGGTATTTAGGATTTTTCATATAAGGTGTTTGTCTTGCATAGGCAAAAGGTTTTACAATACTATCGAATTTTTGTTTATCCATAATACGAAATTCTTCTCCAATTGTAAATGTTGACCTCTCACCTCGTCCACTTTCTTGACACGCTACTACTTTAATCGTCGTGCCATTATGTAAGGTACACTTACAATTATTCTGTGTATCAGAAAAATCTTGAACTTCCCTTGCGATATTTGGATAATCATCTTTTAATCTTGCCATCTTGCCAAATATAATTGCTGCTTGCTTCATAGAATTTGCGACGATTACAATTTCTGAATTCGGATACAGTGTTCCGCGAGCATAAGCCAATAATGCTATCAACCAAGATTTTGCAGATGCTCTGCTTGCAATTGTCACAAAATTCTCACATATGCTCATAAAATATATCCAAATAACCTGATACCAAAATAATTGCACCATAAAGTAATGTGATATAAAACGATGTACATTACGTCTATAAAATGTCGTCCAGTCAATAATATTTTCTTGCCATTGTTGGTTCCTATCTTTTTCTTTAATCATTGATTTTGGTGCTTTAAATTGATTACTATGACCAGCATATTTATTAAAATTATTTTCATATTTGCTATAACTTCTACCCATTATAATCACCATCTGTATTTCCAATATCAACACTGTCTAAATCTGCATCAATATTATCATTGACTATAAAATTTCTAACTCCTGTAAAGAAATTTTCAATTGGACGCACTATATAATTTTTAATATATGGAATTAGTCCATCCATATCTTTATATTTATCTTGTTGCTCAAACCATTCAGCAGGTCTAAATTGCTCTACATCTTTTACCCATAATCCATAACTTTCATGAGATTTTCCGGCACTTGCTGCATTAGCTTTAGCGGGATCTACAGAAGCAGTTTTAAATAAATCCTGTAATTCTTTTTGTAAAATACCAACATTATCTTTTTTTTCTCGTGCTTTTCTTATATCTAGTATTTTAATGCATATCTCTCTCAATAATGTTATTTCGGCTTGATTATCACATTTATGTGTTTGTTTCCAAGCAGACAATTCTGCTTCTAGGAATATTATATCATCAATATCGAATCCTCTTCCCCAAAACAAAAGTAAATCATCATCAATATCTTCATCTACAATATCTTCAATATCATTTAAAACATCACTATCTTTATACCTGAAAGATTCCATTCTTTCATTACTTTTATTAGTTGAAGAAAGTTTTGATTTATAATAACCAAAAATTTTATCTGCCTTTTTTCCTTTTGTTAGTAAACTTTCTATATGAGACTGTGCTTGTATTAATGCCTCTTTACTAAATCTTACATCTAAATCTTGGCAAGTTAGTTGCAATGCAATTTCTAAATTATTATATATAGAAAAATAGTCATCATATATTTGATTACAATGTGTTTTACACACTGACATCAAGCCATTTTTATCAATCATAGGATTCGTGCATTCATAAAAATTTGTTGCAATATGATAATCCATACAAATTCTACAATATACTTTCTCAGTTGGTAATATTTTTGGTTCTTTTACTGTTTTCCCGACTCTTGGAATTAATCTCACCTCTTTTAATTAAAGAAGAAGAAGTTAGTATTTAACCAACCTCTTCTAAATCTTTATATTTACCACTAATATAATTTTCCTTAAATTCATTAAATTGTTCTATATTATTTTCACCATACCCATAAACTTTGTGGAAAAGTGCATGAATATCACCAGTTAAACAAACTCCGACACCATGAATTTTATGTAACCTACTACATTCATTTCTAACCAATACTAATTCTTCATCCGAATATTCATTAATAAATCTTCTTTTTTCAATATTTAAGTTATCAAATATCTCATTAAATATTTTATCAAATCCATATAAATGATGAATTACATCAAATCGTTTATTTGTTACAACACACTTATAATTTGACGCTATCATCGATTCTTTCTTCCATTCTGTAATAGAATCTCTTAAAATTGAATTTATTTCAGAGAAACCACCCTTCCACATTGGGTTATTTTCTCCTTTGTGCATATCATAACTACATAGATTACAACCATAAGAATGAAGCATTGCCTCATATGTTTTTGTTTGAATTATTCCCTTATGTATTGGACATTCATATTCCAATGGTGATTGATTATTAATATAATCTTCTTCTTTTGATAAAAGAATTACTTTTTTATCTTTAAATAAATCTTGAACTTCACTAAAATCTCTTCGTTTATCTTTACTTAATTTGTCCCAAGAACAATATTTACAATCTTGATCTTTATATTTGAAATTTCCATATTTTATAGACTGAACACCTTTATTTATATGTTTGTTGCAAATGAAATCCATATATGATTCTGCATTTTTATAAGTTTTAGTTAATAATACTAAGTCTCTTTCTTTGAACTCTTCATCTATTCCATTAATATTATATTTAGTTTTAGCAACTGCAATTTTACTACCTACACCATTTATCTGTGGACTATACCTGACTCCATTTTTAATTAAGCATAATTCTTCTTGTTTCTTATGTTTACATTTATCACATGCGTCTTTCATTATAGGTTGATTTTTATGACTCTTTGTATATTTATAATATGGTTTAGATATAACTGTTTCTATTCC